CCTTGCCTGTGGTAGTCAGGGTCTTGCCTCTGTGCTGAATCGTGCCTGCTGACTCATAAATCGTGAAGTCGGTTGTATCTACCGGTGTGGTTCCGTCCAAATCAATAAGGGTCAATGTCGTGGATGATGGAACTGTATCGACTTTGAAAAACCGGTTGTTAAGTTCCACCATGCCGACTATGGAATGGATATAAACGATATCCCCTATAGCTAATCCATGTGTGCCTGTGGTTAACACTCCCGGGTTGGCCTTTGTGATCGCGGTAATAGTGGCCGGAGCCACACTGTTTAACGTATCGTCAAACGTGACCAGCCAGAAGGGAGGATACAGCGTGTCCGCCGTTAAAATTTCGTTTAAGTAAACCTGATTGATGACGGCCTTGATAAGCTCAAGCTTGGAGCCGCCGGAAACCTTCACCCCGCGCTCTACCTCGTCAATCAGGTTTTGGAATGTCAAGAAGTCTGTCATGGTTTAAAGTCCTTTCTTTTGAGTGTCGCCCCTGGTTGCAGTCAGGGGCGGTTTTAAGAGGGAAGAATGAAAGTTGCCTTGCCCCTCGCAGGGCCTTACCTAAGCCGGGTAAACCAATAATGAATATATTCGTACCCGGTGTCTGAACACGTGTAATAAAGATCGTCATCTGTACCAGTGGTCACAACAACATGCGGACCGATATACGTTTTACCCCCAACTGTGGCTACTGCGTCTGATCCTGTAATCGCCGTCACCAAAAGTGCTCCATTGTCTCCCTTTCATTTTCAATGCGCTATCTGGATATTCCGATGGTGCTGCCTCTGCTGTTCTCAATCATCAAGGTCAGGACTGCGGTGTACCAAAGCGCTGTGTAGTTGGTTCCGGTAACCGTGCCGTCAACATCCAGGCCGGTCGTGGTCTGATCCGCGCAAAGCTGGTATATGCCCAAAAACATGTTATAAAGACAGTCAACCAGCTCCTTTTGGTTGAACATCCCGCCCGGCTTGAACTTAAACACGGTCCCGTTGCCCAGGGTGTTGCCCCTCACGTTTTCGATCAATTGCGTAAAACATGCCGTGTACGCCGTCGCCTCGTAGTTTGAGAAGGTCAGGCTGTCAGTGTCCAATTGTTCGGTCAGGGTTTCCATTGCGTTAAAGCATTGATACAGGCAGGCGTTTAACGCCGCATCGCTCACGCCGGTCGGCGTTATGATGTGTGTTGGTTCGATTGCCGATGTTTCCGCTATCCCCTGGCCGGTACGTTTGCCCTTTGAATCCTCGACCACCACGTTAAAAATGGCCGTGATGCAATTGGCCTTGTACGTCGTCAACGGTACGCCGCCGTCAAGGTCCAGTTTGGCGCAAATCCCGGTAAGGGAAGCAATGAACATATACAGGGCATCCACCAAATCCTTTTGGCTTAAGCCCCTCGGGGTAATGTTTGAATTGATGTTGGCCATAGGCTTTTTAATCCTCCGCCGGCAGGGTCATCATGGCGCCGTTGTTGGTCTCGACCTCTCCGGATACCATGCGGGCCTGCCGTTCCAGTCTCAGTTTCGGGTTGATGATCTGTTGAAAGAGAAGCCGAAGTCGTGACGACTGATCCACGTCAAGCAACGTATAACGTGGATCAATCTCGATCCGCTCAGACTTCGTGTCGTAAAAGAATATCACCTGAGCCCTGACATAATGATCCGGAACAATGGCCACGTATAGCCTGCCGCCGCCCTTCAGGATCAATTCCCGGTCAAAAACAACATCCATGTTTTGATCCAGCACCGGATTCCGGATCATGCGGCTGTGGTACGTGCCCAGGTTGACAATCCGCTCATTGCCGTTCGTGAAAATCGACCTGCCCCGCCCGCTCGGATCTTCGGGTGGTTCCTCGGTCGGCTTCAGGCCAACGATATACGTCGCGCTGATATCCGCCGTTCCGATCTTCACCTTCGGCTTTAACGGATACCCCTCGAATGGCTGAGGCGTCCTGGCTGCCCGCTTCGGAATCGCTTTGAAGTCGGACAGGTCCAGGTTGCCGATGTCAAACGACTTCATATCCGCAAGGCTCTTTTGCTCGTCCAGCCGGTTGCGGATGGCGTCTGCCGGGTCTGTCTTTTTCGTCTGGTCTTTCAACTTTACGCTTTCAGTCATGTTTAAGCCCTCCCTTGAGCTTATCCCTGTTTTGGTTAGTATGGCGGAAGCGGGTTGGGAGTGCCTGCTTATCGCGTCACGCGGCCAGCGAAACGCTATCCGCCAAACGGTTAGTTGCTGGTCCGGTAGGTTCGGATCGCCACAACGGCATTGTCCGCGCTGTTAAAAACGGCCTTTGTGACGCCATAAATCGCACCGATGGCAAAACCGACCTTGTTGCCGTAGTCAAACGTCTTCTCATTCCAGATTTTGCGTTTGGCGTAGGCAATGCCGGCGGCTGCGACTCCGAACCCGAGCGCGGTGGCCCCTGTCAGGTTGGCCCCCGATCCCCACGTGGTTGCCAGGGCAATGCGCTCATGGGAATGGATAACCACGCCGTCCCAGATACCTTCCGCCCCGGAAAATAACGGGTTATCGGCTCCGCGCATCTGCGCCTCGCGCTGCGCCTGCGCCCATGCCGCATCACGGTTTTTCAGGTCAAACGATTGATCCGGCGCCATAACAACGACGTGATACCGTTTGCCCTTGATCGCCTTTGGCATGATCTTGGGCGTGGCCTTTTTGGCGTAGGTCTTGAACTTGCTCAAAAGCTGCAGGGTCATGTAGTCCCCGGCCTCGATGTCGGTCGTAGCTGTGGCGTCTCCGCCGTAATACGCTTTGGTCGGACTGGTGCCCAGGGCCGTGAAAAGGTCCTGATCCAGGGTGGACGCCATCCATTGCTTGAGCAAATCCTCGGCCCACATCCGGACCCGCTTGTCTGACGGGTACTGGTCGGACAGTTTGCCCTTGGTTCGGATCGCGTTTCGCTTTTGATCCAGGGTAATCGCGTCGTCGTAGGTGGTCGGGGTTTCCTCGTTGCCTTCAAGCTCGCTGTCGCCTGTGATGCCCGCGCCGGTCAGGTCTCTGATCTGGCCGAACGTCACCTGATAGCCCTGCTCTTTTTCCAGGTCGGGCAGCTCGACAACGATGTCCTGCTCATACGATGACCCGACAAACCCGTTGCCGTAAAAATAACTTTCCCTCTTTGCCGCCCTCCACCATGAATTTGACCATTGCTGTTCGGTGAGTGCGTTTGCTGTCGTAAATGTCCAGTCAGCCATTGCTTAAACTCCTTTCGTTTTGGAACACGCTTAAGCTCTCTCGTCCGGATATGGCAGGTCCGGAAACTTCTCCCGGAACCGCTTCGGCGCTTTGGTCAGGAAGTCCACCTGTTTCCGGTCGCTCCATCGGCCCATTTCGGCAGCCACCTGGTTTGCGTCCAGGTTCGCACGGTGATCATACCCTCCGTTATCGCCCTTGCTCTTGCTTCCGCCTATTGACGGCGCTCCGGCACTAGTCAGCGTCTTGAAAAGCCCTCGGGCCGCCCTGCTCTTTTCCCCGGCCAGAATTTTGTCCAGGTTCTTGAGGATATATGCGTCTTTCAGGTTGCCCAGAGCCCTGCCCGTCTTCTCAGACCAGTCCAAGGTGTCGGCGATCATCTTTGAGATTTCCGCCTGCTCTTTGGCGTCCAGGTCTTTAAGCCCTTTGCCGTAAAGCTCGGCTGATCTCTCGTTTGAAAAGTCGCTGATCTCCCGTTCCGACTCGGCCCTCAACTGCTGCTGCGTCGCCTGTGCCGATCTCTCCGACTCCATGCGTTTGTCATCCAACTGACGCGCATAATAGGGGTCGATCTGGTACGCGGCCCTCGGGTCACGGTCAAACACGTCGCCAAACCTCATGCCGTCGTATTTGCCACCCTCGATTTCAAACGCTCGCGTGTCTGAATCTTCCGCCTGCCTGTCTTTGCCGATGCCTTTATCCGCCGCCGGCGTGTAGTCCTGCGGCTTCTCGTCCGGGTACAGCTTGTAATAATTATCCGGACCTATTCGCTTAAACTGTTCAAATTTGGTTTCCAGTTCCCCGGCTCTCTTTGCCTTGTCGTTGACTTCCTTGAACCTCGCATAAGGCACGGGCGCCGGGTCTGCTTTGTCTTCATCCTCATCGTCCGATTCTTTTAACGACTCATCGGTTTTGTCGGCGTCCTCGGTTTCGGATTCCTTAACGTCGTCGGCTCCCTTATCGTCGGCGTCGTCTTCCGGGATTTCCGGGTCCTTTATGTCGTCGGCCTGGTCGCCTATGGTGCCGCGCTCATTCAAAAGCGGCTTAATAAGCTTCCAAAACCAAAACCAACCACATCTTGAATCTCCCATTTTATTTTCCCTTTCGTTTTTACGGCTTGACTGCCGGTGTCTCATGCCGCTGCCCCGGCAAGTGGGGTTATGTGGTTTGGGCAACAAAAAAAGGGGCAAATGCGATGATGCGGCACCGCACTGCCCCTTTAATTGCTGTTTCCGAACTGATCGGGCCCGGATAAGCCCAAATTGTTTATTTAATTTTTAAAACTCCTCCGCCTGAATCT